GTATTTAAAAATTGTTCATTTTGCCCTCTCTGAGACCAATATCTTACAGGCTCTTCTCCTGGAAGAATAAATCTGGGCTGGTCTTCTTTTGCAGCTTTTACAAGATGCTTTTTTATTTCAAACTCAACATAATCTAAATTTTTCATTAAAGGAGTTTGAGCTGGTACACTACCTTGATTTATAGGATTAGCTTTTGATAGAGTATCAAAGTCTTTTATATCTCCTTCTACTTTTTTAAATACATCGTATACTTCATCTTGGGGTGCATTAAAGCCTAAAGTGTTGTAATCATCTCTGTTATAAGTAGGATGTAAGTCATTAACTTTTTTCTGTAAAGCATTATAAACGGAACTATATAAAGACCTAGGAGAAGTTGTATAACCTCTAGCTGTCATGTCTAACATCTCTATAACGTTTGCTCCGTTAGGCTCTCCTGAGTCTAAGCTATTGACTATTCTATCTTTCATGTTTTTCCTAGTAAGATCTATAAATTCATCTTTTTCATATTTATTTTTAAATAATTTATCAGTAGATAAGTCGTAAAGCTTACCTAAATATTCGTCTGTATAGAGACTATCAACTTCTTGTAATGCACCTTTATACCTATCAAATATCGCAGCAGCATAGCTATCTACTGCGTTACCACCACCTACAGCATCACCAGCACCATACTTTTTTATTATTTCATCTCTTTTACTAGGTAAAAATATTGCATCTAAACTTGGTAGATTTAAATTTCCACCAGCAGGGATTAAATCTAAATGTTTATTTTTCTCAGGACCACGCATATCTTTATACAATTGTTTAAGGTCTTGATACATATTATTTTTAGGACTACCGAATATGCCGAACTTGTGTGCATCTGAAGCCATGTCACTTTGTATCTCTGTAATTTCATAACCACCACCTTCTGTTCCTTGTGTTTTTTTAATTAGTGAGTGGCTTATGATACCTTGCTCACCACCATGGTGAAGTCCTGCGTCTCTAGTTAGATAGTTAGCTATTTCTAGTAAATCTCTAGGTACATCACCATCTTTAGGTAATTCTATTTTAGTAGTTTCCATATTGCCTAGTCTATTAAAGTAAGCAGGGCTAGTTTTTTCAGATATAAAAGATGTATAGTATTGGTCTTCTAAAATCTTTACCATTTCATCTTTGGTCAATAATTTATCGTCCAACTTATTATTTTTAATAAGTCTAATCATATTTTCAACTTCACTAGTTTTTATAGGTATTTCTATATTATTAATTTTAACAGTAGTGCCACCTTTTAACATACCACCCATCCACTGTTCAGGTTTTTGTTTAATCTGTTCACCTCTGGCAGTATCAGGAGCACCTTTTATTTTTTCTACTACACCACTAAACAATTCAGGTAGAGGTGCTATCTTAACTGCCTCAGCATCAAAAGGCATAAATACAGAAGCAGCAGCAATAAGTTTTTGATACTTAGGGTTCATAGTTTGAGCTAATACTCCTGCTGTAGCTGTTTGAACAGGATCTCTTGTAAGTATACCTTCAGCTATATCTACACCTATAGCTAAAGGTTCAGTAAATTTAGAAAAATAAAAAGGTAAAGTTTTTAAGCCATATAAAAGACTTCTTCTATCTGCTTCTTGTTTAGGTGTATCTGTTGTAAATTTATATTCAGGAACATTAATCCTTAAATCAGGACTACCTAATACTCCATAATTAGGATTTATTGTAAATTCTACTGCTGGTCTTTCAGGTCTAGGGTATCTTGGTCCTCTAGCCCTACCATATTCTTGTGTTGTTCTTAGTGGCATGCCAGATTGTTGCCATTGTTGAAATGCTTCTTCTGTAGGGAAAGTTTGTTTTATTCTTTCTATTTCTTCTGGGGTGGGTAAAGCTGTTGCCATTTTAAGTTAGGGGAGTATGTAACTCCCCTACCTTTATTGTGAATATATTAAGCAGCACCTTCGGTACCGAATATTCCTCTCCAGTCAGTAAAACCGAAACTGTATCTTTCTCTAACTTTGTAGCGAACATTACCAGTTTCAAACTCACCTTCAATACCTTTTTTCAAGGCAGTTCTTTGGAACATTTTAAGTCCGTCAGGTACGTCTGTCTTAATAAAGAAACCATCACTATCAGACAATCTTCTCATTACATGAAACCCTTGTGGTAAGTAATTACCAGAGTTAATTGCATTGATGTCGTTGTCTGCTGTGCCAGTTCTTAGAGTAGACTCAAGTAATCTTTGAGCAGTAAAAATGTAAGCAGTAGGAATAATTAACATTGTTCCTTGTGCTGCGATTCTTAGTCCTCTGTCATCTTTCATATCAGCTATGTTAATTAACATAGTCTCAAGAGATGTCTCACTTAAATCTGCTGCGGTTGCTAATGTGTTACTTTGGTTACCAGCTCTAGTTGGATGACTAGTGCTTAATAAAGCAACACCATCTCCACCAGCAAAAGCTCCTGCTGTTGTGGCATTGTTTAAAATATTTGCAGCTTTGATTTCTTTAGTTGAAGCCATTGACCTAGCTAAAGCCTTAGTATACCTACCAGCGATTGAACCATACTGTCCATCTTCTTCTGCTTCTTCAGTGATACTAAAAGCTAATGCAATAGTTTCATGTTGATATCTAGCTGTAAATCCTTGACTCGCTGAGTCATAACTTACAGGTGCGCCTTCACCTTTTACAGGTGCATTACCGAATCCCTCAAGCAATACATCCTCTTCAAATGCCCTGTTAGAAGTATTTGATTCAAATACTTTTTGATACTCCTCAGGGTATCTTGCATACTCTAGCCCGAATAAGGTATTCAATCCTGGCTCTAGCATTTTAGCAAATTGTGCTCTATTCATTGCCATAATTTAATCTCCTATATTCCTGCTGTTGCTTTGAGGATGTGCTCGTTAATTAACACTTCCACAACTGCGTTTGCCCCAAATGCATTTTCTGGGGATTCATAAAGTCCTATAATCTTACATGTTGCTGTACCTGAACCCATGCTTGAATTAAGTTGAAAACCAGACTGTCCAGTAGTTGTTGAACCTGCGTCAGCTACTACATCTGCACAAGCACCAAGATCTGTTTGTGCTGGTGAGCCGTCTGATTGAACTTTGTATACAATGTAAGGATCGTCATACACATAAGCTATAATATTTGTACCTGTTGTGCCTGATGGCCAGTACTCGCTATATTGATAAGAACCATCTGAAGCTGTATAAGACACTCCAGCAAATACACCAAGATTATTAGTTTCTGTAGCTGTGTGAGGTGTTATAACCCCATCAGTAGTTAAAATAACTAAATCACCATTAAAGATGTTTTCAGCTAATCCACTAGTAATAGTATATTTATTTGTTCTTATAGGGGAACCAGACATATGCCTAGATGGTACAAAACCAAATGGTGAATCTACGTTTGCCATATTTACCTCGCTATAAAAAAATTAAAAACTATTAGTCGTCCATGACTGATATGTCTCTGCCACGACTAACACTACTTTTTCTTGTCTCCTGAATCGGAATACCACCAGCTCTTTCTGCAGTTCGTAAATCACTGCTGATTGACATGTTTTGTTCTGTATCTTTTTCTTTGTAATAAGCCTTCATTTGTTTAAACTTTTCTTCTGGCATTTCACAAAGTATCATGCCTTCAACACCGATACATCCTGCCCACTGACCATGATTTAAAGTAGGCACTGCAAAAGTTCCCACTGTATCTGATGGTCTTGGTTCCCAACCTGCTCTTTTTCTTTTATAAACATTGTCGGGAGTTTCCTTCCCCAGAATCGAGGTAGCTATCCACCTTTGCACCATTCCTGGTCGTGCTGGAGGAGCGTCCAGTAATGATGGTGGTTTCCAGCTTGTATTGTCACGAGCATTTTGCTCACGAGAATTAGATTGAGTTTCTTGAGCTCTTACATTTCTTTTTTCTACCATTAGGTTCTCTCCTGTTTTTTAATTTCTTCTGCATAAGCTTTAATTTGTTCAGGTGTTGTTAAACCTATTTCTCTAGCCATGCGTAATTGCTCCTTTGTCATCTTAACTCTATTGCCTGTTTTCGTTGACCCACCTGCAGATGGTGCGACTATTGTTTGACTGCTTTTTGGTCTCGTTTTAACTGGCATATCTGGTTTTGATATTAACTCGGGAAATATTTTTTGTAAACGATTATTTAAAGTTTCATAATATTGGTCAGATTCTTTATCATAACCTTCTAAATCTAATTGAACATCTATAGACCTAGCAGCAGCAGTTTCTCTCTCATATCCAGGAGAGTTAAACCACTGATTCTTACCCCACCAGTCCATAGCCTTTTTTGGAGCTTGTGGTTGGGCAGCACGACCTACAGTAGGTGATTGAGTCTTTTGCTGAACAGACTGTTGCCTTTGTAGTTCTGATACTTTCATTGCTGCACGGATATCAGCTAGTTGTTCTGCATATTCAACTTGTTTAGCTGTGTCACCTTCTTCTATAGCTTTTTGCATCTCTTGCTTTACAGAAACATATCTGTCTTCAAACTGCTTTTGAGCCTTTTGAGTTTCACCTTGTTCGAGTCTTTCTAGTCTTTGTTTTAATGCATTTAACTCTTGTTCTTTTTCTTCAGCTTTAGCATCAGACTCTTTACGTTGTTGTACTAATTTATTTATTCTACGTTGAACCCTTTGGGAGTAGTCTTCGTCTTCTTCTTTTGGAGTTGCTTCTTGTTTAGGTTGTTCATCTACTACTTCAGGTTCTTCGTTTTTAGGTTCTTCTATTTCTACTTCGAGCTCTTCTTGCTCGAGCTCTTTTTCATTTTCCATGGTCATGAGCCACGTCCTTTCATTAAGTTATGGTAAATAATTTTGTATGTTACATCCTGATGGTAATACAGAAGTAATCTCGTCATCATTTAAAAGTAATAGCTTTACTCTTTCTATGATTAGTTTTTGTCCTGCGTATTTACCGAAGGTAACATGATATCCTGTTTTTGCCCAGT